GAGATGCGTCAAGGTGTAGGATGGGTACGTGGTCTCGATGGTCGTCCTATCTTTGTAGAGGGAGCACATCAGGTACTTAACTATATCCTTCAGAGCACTGAGGGTATCACTTGTAAAGCAGCCTTCGCATACCAAGCACAGAAGATCCGTCAGGAGAAACTACGTGCTAAGCCTCGTATCTTTTACCATGATGAGTCTGCTTGGACCTGTCATCCAGATGATGCAAAGCGTGTCGGAGAGATTCTCAAAGAGACCTTCGAGCTAGCACCTAAGGCATTCGGTATTGAGTGCATGGAAGGTGGTGATTATGTAGTGGGTTCAAGCTACGCAGATGTTCACTAAGGAGAACACATGAGTTATATAATAGTAGATGCAGATAGCATTATATTTAAGGCAGCTATTGTTGCATCTAATCACTCAGAGATTCGTAAGAATATCAAGGCTGCTCTAAAGGAGATAGAGCGTGAGTGTTTCATGGGTGAGATGATGTTAGCTGTAAAGGGTAGGGGTAACTTCAGGTATGGAGTGTACCCTGAGTACAAGTCTAACCGTAAGCCATTGGATGAGAAGGTAAGGGAACGTATCAACTATGGTCACACCTACATGGTGGAGAACTATGGAGCTATCATGGCTGATGGTATGGAGGCTGATGATCTAGTCTGTATATGGTGTTGGGAGTGTATCAACAATGAGATACCTTTTGTACTTGCACACATAGACAAGGATCTTAATCAGATACCGGGACCACACTACAACTACAACAAGAAGGAACACTATCAAGTAGATCCTGAGGAGGGCTACAGGTTCCTATGTAAACAGTGGGTGATGGGAGATAGCACTGATGGTATCCCCGGTGTCCCCGGATGGGGTCCAAAGAAAACAGATAAACTATTAGACGGTGTTGGTGTTACTAGATTAGACTCTCGTATCCGAGCACTGTACCGTAAGGAAGGACTGAGTAAGAAGTACTGTGACCAGATGTTGGCAATGGTATACATGCTACAGTCGTGGGAGGAATTTCATGAGTATGAACCATCGCTTCAATCTAAAACCCTTATCAGCGAACAGGATGTTCTATCGGGCGAAGAGCAAGACGAAGGAGTATCGGGAGTATCAGGAGACAATCCGGATGCTACTGATGATGGAGAATGAGGACAATTGGGTGTGGCCTTTCGGTGATTCCCAAGTGTTCTTTGAGGTAGAGGCAGGGCTGTCTAACAGGGCAGCCGACCTTGACAATGTTATTAAACCTTTACTGGATACGTACCAGAGTATGTACCCAGAGTTCAATGACAAGTACGTCTACCATATTAAGCTAGACAAAGTGATAGTGAAGAAGGGAGAGGAGTACCTGTCAGTTAAGATTGATCTACATGGAGAAGACAAATGTACTTCCAAGAAGAAGAAGTAGTTCCAGTTAAAGATAACAAACGTGCTAAACGTCTCAACGACAAACAAAAGAAACGCTCTAAGAAGGTAAGTAAAGATGAGCTATTCGAGAAGAAGTGGAAGTGAATCACCACTAGTGTTGAAGTACCAACCATGTGAAGTCTGTGGCAGCAGTGATGCTAAGTCATACCGAGAGGATGGCAGTGCCTACTGTTTCTCATGTGCTAAATCGTTTAAAGCTAAGGACAATGTAATGACTGAGGTAACCCATGCAAGAACCACCGATGATGCTGACTTTGGATTTACTACAATGGATGGAGTCGAAGCCATTGCTAACTATAAGTCTTATCCTATTAGCTCTCGTGGTCTCTCTCAGGAAGTCATAGATCACTACGGTGTTAAGATGGAGACAAGCTCAGATGGGAAACCTTCTGCTCACCTCTACCCTTACACAAAGAATGGACAGGTGGTAGCTTACAAGAAGCGTACTCTCCCTAAAGACTTCTCAGTAGTGGGTAAGTTCAAGGGTATAGAACTCTTTGGTCAGTCAGTGTCTACCACAGGTAAGATGCTAGTGATCACTGAGGGTGAGCTGGATGCTATGGCTGTAGCCCAAGCGTTCTATGAGAAGTACAAACGCTTCTACGCTGTAGTCTCTATCCCCTCTGCATCTATGGTCAACTGTATCCTAGAGAACCGTGAGTGGGTACGTAGGTTCGAGACAGTGGTGTTACTGTTCGATCAGGATGAAGCAGGTAAGGAAGCCACAGATAAAGCTGCTAAGATAGTAGGTGCTGACAAAGTTAAGATCGGACAATTGCCTGTGAAGGATGCGTCTGATTGCCTTACTCAGCATGGTGCTCAGGTTCTGATGAATGCTGTATGGAATGCACAGACCTACTGCCCTGCTGGTATCCTAGTAGGTGAAGCTATATGGAATCGCTTTAAAGAACGACAGGCTACTGTCTCTGTGCCATACCCAAGCTGTCTCCAAGGATTGAATGAGAAGCTAGAGGGTATCCGAATGGGAGAGATCACACTCTTCACTTCAGGTACAGGTAGTGGTAAGTCTACTGTGATCAAGGAGATTATCCTAGATCTACTCGAGAAGACTGATGATAAGATTGGTCTCATCTCCCTTGAGGAATCTGTTGGTGATACAGCAGAGAAGTTTATTCAGATGGCATTGGAGCGTCCCTTGTATGGACACCCTCCACTAACAGATGATGAGCTACGTCATGGGTATGAGCAGGTCTTCAAGGATGAAAGGCTAGTACTCTTAGACCACCAAGGTTCAGTGGGAGATAACTCTCTCATTGATAAGATAGAGTACATGGCATTGATGGGTTGTAAATACTTAGTGCTAGACCACATTACTATCGCAGTGTCTGAGGGATCAGAAGGGCTGTCAGGTAATGAGGCAGTGGACAAGGTGATGTCTGACCTACTTAAGATTGTGAAGAAGCACAACGTATGGTTAGGTCTCATCTCACACTTACGTAAAGCGCAGGGTGGTAAGTCCTTTGAGGAGGGACAGCTAGCATCCATAGATGACATCAAGGGATCTGGTAGTATTAAGCAGATCAGCTTTGACATTATTGCATTTGCTCGTAACCTAGTAGCAGAGAATGACATTGAGAAGAACACAGTTAGGTTCCGTGTACTCAAGTCTCGCTTCACAGGTAAGACAGGTGATGCTGGTCAAGCAGAATACAATCCAAACACAACTCGCCTGACTGCTACAGGGGGGTTTGAATATAGCTGAGGCAAGTTATGAGTTTAGAAAACATCGAGGGTTACCTCATAGGCAAGATAGCTCAACGTGGTAAACCATCAGTTGGTGTGAGTATTCTCAAGGGGTATGGGGATATACGTCCTCATATCCCAGAGTTAGTCTTTGCAGCATACGATAGGATCGTAGCCTTACTAGTGCGTAATGAAGCAGGTGATCCTGCAGGTTCCGCAAAGCTTACTCAGGTGTCCTCAAAGATAGGTGTTGCTGTTAGCAGCAGACTGTTCGATGACACACTTGAGTGGAAAGATCTAGTAAGGTTAGGAGATCTATTCGTAGAAGCATTCTATCAACTCGGATATATAGACATAGACTACCCTAAGATTAGGGACTCCTCATATGTGATAAAGGTGACAGACAAGTGGGCTGAGGAGTTCACTGAGATGCCTACTCACTATGATCGCTATCGTCTTATGGGTACACTCTTTGAGAAACCTGCAAACATATCCTCTCTGATCCAAAGGTACGAGAGAGATGGATGCTTACCCTTAAGATATCCGATAGTGAAGAACTGGGACTACACTTACACCCACCACTTTAACCGTATCGTTAAGCTACCCTGCATACGTGCAGCAGACAAGCTACAACAGACAGCATGGAGGATTAACAACAAGGTGTATGAAGCTGTGATGGAACATGAGATCACAGACACACCTACAGATAAGTTCGAGAAGGAAAGGATTGAGAGTAAGAAGATGAAGCTGGAGTATGTGAAAGCTAAGGCTACGCTACTGCTAGACAAAACCTTCTACTCCCTTATCGACTTTGATTATCGTGGACGTATCTACTACAGGGAAACCATGTTCAACTTCCAAGCGTCAGACTATGAGAGAGGATTGTTCTTGTTTGATGAAGCGAAGAAGGTGGATGCAAGTGGGTTGAAGTGGATGAGGATACATGCAGCAAACTCTTTCAATGCATCTTATAAGAAGGATGAGATACCCTCGTGGGTAACTAGTGATTACTCTAGCTACCT